AGATAAAATTGAAGAAGATATTGCAAAGGAATCAGGTTATGAAAAAGAAGATAATACAATTCAAATTACAAAAAAAAAATAGAGTTAATATGTTAGTTAACCCTATTGAGATACCAGTAACAACTAAAAGAAATAAATTAATACCACTATTGAGTTTAAATTATTTTAAAAAGAAAGGTAAAAAAGATGATTAGAAAATTTACTATTAATGGTACAGAAGTTGAGATTAGTTTTAATTCTAAAACCCATAGATATACTATTACTATAAATGGAGTTAAAAACCATTCACCTAGTGTTTCTACTATACTCAAATTGGGAGACACGTTTGGTATAGCAAGTGCAGCTGGACGCAAAAATTATCAAGACACTTTACATGAGGTATTATGTGTAGGTGAAGGAACTGAGTTCAGAGACAAAGACGAACTATTAGAAAAACTTATTTTGATAAAAAAAGAAGCTGCTAATAAGTGGTTGCAATCCGCTAACTTAGGTACGTTGTGTCATGAATTTTGGGAAAATATACCTAAAGGCATTATACAATATGATGAGGATAAAAAAATTCAACGATTACAATATGCTCTTTATAACTACCATTTAAAAAATGTAACTAAAACTAATTACACAGAACGATTAGTTTATAATGACAATTTAGGTACACCTTATGCAGGGATGTTTGACGCAGACCTTGAGATAAGAGGTGAAAGAGTATTAATGGATTTAAAAACATATACTAAAAAATCTAATACTTCTACATGGCCAATTCAATTAAGTGCATATAACCATGCTCATACTTTAGAATTAGGAATAGAGCCTTTGCCTAGAGTTATTATAGCAATAGATAAAGACACAGAAGAGGTCAAAGAGTTTTGGTACAGAGATAGCCAAGAGAAACATTTGGAGGTATTTAAAAGTTACCTTCACATTAGTCAGTTCTTAAAGGAAAAGAATTGATGCTAGAGCTTAATATTAACATGGGATTGTTTTTGGTGAGTTAAGCTCCACCTGTTTGCAATCCCACCCATTTTATAGGAGATAAACATGGAATTACATATAACAGAAGTTAAACCACCAAGAGAAGGAAAGAAAGCATATATTGTAAAAGCAAGTAATGGAGTAGATTATTTTTGTAGTAAGGGTGGCGGTGCATTAAGACCTGACACAACGATAACTGCTGAAGTAACTGTACAAGAATATAGCGGTAAAACTTATAACTGGATAAAATCTTACACACCTAGTAATGATGTGGAAAAGATCAAACAAGTTTTTCCTGACAGTAAAGTAGTAAGTAATAGTAATGGTTATAGCCAGTTACAAACTACAGCTAAAGACTTACAAAGTTTACTGCCTAATAATCAATATATGATTGTGCTACAAACTATTTTAAAGACAGGCACTAAACCAGAAGATTGGGATATAGCTCTTAGATGGTATTTTGATAATTTAAAAGCTGGTGTATTAGAAACAGATAAAAGATTAAATGGCGGTCAGGAAGTTTTTTAATGGCCAAAAGATACACTAATAAAAAGCACGTTGAATGGGTGAGCAATTTAGACTGTTGTATAGCAGATCATTTTAATAGGTTAAGACAAAATGGCACTATGCCTAAAGACAGACCTAGATGTAGTGATTATAACATTCAAGCTCACCATCTTTTAAAACCTATCTTTAGCTCAAGAGGAATGAGTTTAAGAGCAGGTGATAAAGATGTTATTCCATTGTGCTACAGCTGCCATAGTAGTTTACATAACATGGGAAATGAATTTAAATTTTTTGAAAAAATGGTTTGTAATACTAGATTTGGTATGGCTACCGCAGAAAGATTATGGAATGAATCACCCCACAATAAAGGAGATAAAAATGAAACTAACACAAAATCAATTAATACTAGAACACTTAAAAGAACATAAAACTATCAACCCTATACAGGCCTTAGAGTTATTTGGCTGCTTTAGGTTAGGAGCTAGGATATATAATTTAAAACAAGATGGTTACCAAATAGAAACTAAAAGAAAGAAAAATAATAAGTATGGTAATTATTATGCTGAATATCATTTAATTAAAAATAATGAAAATTAAAACTAAAAATAAATGTTGTTACACTATGATTAAAGAAATAAGTAAGTATGATTTATTAATTTTAGACCCACCATTTAATAAATGGCATGAAATACCAAAATTTAAAAATAAAAATATAATTTGTTTTACTAATTTTCAAAACAGAGAAGATGTAACTAAAATTTATGGTAAACCAAAAATAGAGTTTATATGGTATTTTAAAGATGGGAGATGGGTAAGCAATAATTTTCCAAGATTAACACATGAAAGTATTTTGTTATATGGTAAAACTAATTCAGCTTTTGTAGGTAAAATAAATACTGCTAAACCAGCTAAAAAAGGTAGAGGTCATATAGGTAAAACTAAAATGACTGAAAGAGTTTATTACCCTAAAAACAATAAACAACTAAATTCAGTTTTAGAATATCCTAGAAATGTATCTACTGGTTGCTGGAGTAAACCTAAAAATTTAATTAACGATCTTATAAATTTTATTAGACCTACTTCAGTTTGTGACCCATTTATGGGTTCAGGAATTATAGCAGAAGTTTGTTATGAATTAAATATTAATTATTATGGAATAGAAAAGAATAAAACTATTTATAAAAATACAGAAAAAAATATTAATTATTTATTAAAACAAACTGATTTATTTTTAGAGGGTAAGAATGATAACTAGAGAATGGTTACTAAGTAGACCACATAGCGGTAAGTATAAATGTCCTGTGTGCAGCCATACTAGAAAGAATAAGCACGATAGATGTTTAAGTGTAACGATTAAAACAGAAGGTGTGGTGTGTTATTGCCATCACTGTAATTACTCAAAAGGAGAATATTATGATAAGTGGGAATGTAATAAACTGGGCGGAGAAAAGAGGAATAAACAAGGAAGCTCTGCAACAGTTAAAAGTAAGAAGTGGTCTGGCCCAGTATGGTGATAGAAAATTAGAATCTATTATTTTTGATTACTACAACACAGATAATGAAGTAGTTAATTATAAAGCAAGAGCCATACAAGAAAAAACATTTAAGCAGCTATTAAATGGCGAATCTGCGTTTTATAATCTAAATAATGTATTAGCTAATAAGAATTTAGAAAACACTACCATATACATCTGTGAAGGAGAGATGGATGTTGCTGCTATGTTAATGGGCGGATATGATCTAAACCAATTATTATCTGTACCGACAGGAGCAACTGCTAAAGCAAGTGATGACCCATCAGAGTTAAGAAAATACAGATATGTTTTAGATGGATTAGATAAGGGATTAGATAAGGTTAAGTGTTTTGTGCTACTAACAGACAATGATGAACCTGGTCTGGCTCTACGACAAGATTTAGTGGCTTTATTAGGTTCTGGCAGGTGTAAGTATTATAATTACCCAGATAATATTAAAGATGCTAATGATGCTTTATTAGAATGGGGTAAAGATTTTAAATATATGATTGAGGAAGATATTACTCCTTTTCCCATTGAAGGTGTATATAATATAGAAGAGATACCAGACCCTCCAAAGGTAAAATTATATAATATTAATATGCAAGGATGGGAAGATAAGTTTTATCTAGGAGCAGGGATGTTAAGTTTATTTCTTGGATATCCTGGTGGTGGTAAGACTAGCTTTGCTATACAAATGTGGACTAATATTGCCAAGCATTACAAATGTAATATAGGAATGTTTAGCGGTGAGACTAGAATTAAACCATATGTAGTAAGAGCAATAAGACAATTTTATCATAATAAATTAGAGATAGAACAAACAGATGCAGAAAAGCAAGAAGCAGATAATTTTATTAGAGATAGATTTGTATTCTTAAACCATCCTAACAATACACCATCATTTGAATGGACTGTAGATAGAATAAAAGATATGAAAGCACGATATAATATTAGTGCATTTATACTAGACCCTTGGAACAAATTAGAAGCACCAGATTTTGGCAAAGGTAGTGAAACACAATGGATAGGAAGATGCTTAGATTATTTAACTTCATTAGTAAAAGTTTTAGATATACATATAATGATTTTAGTGCATCCTGCCAAACCAGATAGCAAGGCACAACACGCACCGCCTACTCCATATAGTGCAGCTGGTTCAGCACATTGGAATAATAAAGCAGATCATATATTTAGTGTTTGGAGACCTAAATTTGAAAATGATGATGGTAGTAGATGTACAGAATCTGTTTTTTCTATATCCAAAACTAGGTATGAGGAACTAGGTTACCCTAGAGTATTAGATATGATGCTTAATTTAGACACAGGTTGTTTTGAATCATATGTTAAAGATAAACCTGTTAAGAAAAGAAAAGTTGTTAAACATTGGAACGATTTAGATGACTAGGAGGTCAACATGGAATTTTTAATTATGTATACAATAATTTATACCTTTATTGGTTTACAGAACGCAGGAATATTATAATGAGTAAGTATATTATAAATTATAAAATGGAGTTTAAGACTAGACCTACTAAATTTGAAGTACAAGATAAGTTATGGAATTTATTAGCTAAAGGTTTTGTTTTAAGAACAGTAGAAGAAAACGATTATTATTCAAAAGAAGTAAAGGAGAAAAAATAGTGCCTAAAATAGCAACATTAGATGATTACAAAGTAACTACAGCTCATGGAAAATTACTTTATAATATTGGTAAAAAAAATAATTTAACCATTCAAGATTTAGCTAAAGAATTATCTTGTTCTGTAGTTTATATAAGGTCTATTTTAAAAGGAGATTTTATTTTATCTTCTGATAAATCAATGTTACTTAGAAAAAAATATGAAAGAGAGAATATATGAAATGGTTAAAAGGAAACCAATAAAAAAAGATAATACCAGTAGCCACTGGAAGAAACTTATACATTTAAAAATGTGTAGCTTTTGTGATAATGCAGCAGTTCATTATCATAAGTTAAAATATTACTGCAAAGAATGTTATGAAAAATTAATTAAGGAGATAAAATGATATTAGAATATATTGCCAAGAAAAATAAATTAAGTAAGTCTGATATAGCAAAAGATTTAGACATATCAGAATCAATGGTAACTTTATTATTTCAAGGTAAAAGAAACCCAAGCATAAAACTTATTAAAAGAATAAAGAATACTTACAATATTTCTTTA